TATACAAGCATAAAGGGAAGTATACCCCTGCGGAGGTGATTAGCCCGTAGGGGGCGGCCTTTTAAATATAAGGAGTTGGAAATACTGAAACCAATAAATATAAAAATTATGATGGCGTTAATCGAAAAAGAACCAGGCGATCAGTATGTACCGGTATTGAAACCAGTACTTATGCAGATACTGACGGAACTCAAACATCTGCGTCGGAAGAATAGCCAGATTAGTGTGAAAGTAGCTCGGTATCGGAGAGAAAAGGAAGAACTTGAAGATGCCTTGGCGATGTACCAATGACGACGTGGAATGAACTGCCGGCACACCTTATAAGTAAAGTTCGTTCTGACAGCGTAACGGCGCCAGCGAATTTACCCGGGGCTGTACCTGTGCTGAAATATGGTAATGCAATAACTGAGGTTGACGGGATTCGCTTTGATAGCAGGAAAGAAGCAAAATACTATGAGGACCTACTTTGGCAGCAACGTACTGGTGCAGTAAAAAGCATTGAATTACAGCCTGAATTTGTTTTACAGCCTGCTTATGAGGTTGCAGGTAAAAAGATAAGGCCTATTATTTACAAGGCAGATTTCAAGGTAACAGAAGTTGACGGGCATATATATTACGTTGATACGAAAGGAATGCGGACGCAGGTGTATCTGATCAAAAAGAAGATGCTGCTTTATAAGTACCCTGATATTGATTTTAGAGAAGTTTAAGGCGGTGGAGTAGATGAAAAAAGGTGTAAAGATCGATAATAATAGACTGAAGAAATTGAAGTTATTTGCGCCGTATGAAGGAAAAAGCAAATTCTCAATCAGTTTTAATAAGAAAATTCGAGAACAATTAAAAACATGTCGAAAGGCTCGTAATAAAATAAAACGTCGGGGCATGCTGGCGAAAGCGATCATTATATTCGGGTACCACAACATGACAAAGGCGTATGATGCAAAATATCGTTATGAAATGAGGCGACGCTGTGCAAAGAATGGACAATAGAACAGAACGTATATTCTCAATGCTTGCTTATAGATATCTTCGGAATAGACATGATAAGGCTATAGTGAGTACATATTATTCTTATTATGAGGAAATATCAGATGGTTTAGTAAAATGCAAAAGGGCAGAAATAACGTACCGAAATAGAATGCTTGTCAGAATAATGGTCAAAAGGCGGTGCAAATTATGAAAAAACCTGAAATAAAGTACGTAGGCTGGTGCCATGAGTGCAAATGCCTAGGAAGTTTTATTTGTGGTAACTGTAAGCCTAATGAGAAATACAGCTTTGGTAGACCTTCTGAATTTATGCCTAAGAACAAATACCGTTGGGTAAGAATGTAGGAGTAAAAAATGAAATACTCAGACTATTGTTATTTGTGCATTAATAATAGAAAGGCCAGTGAGTTGAGCGAAACCCCAGAATGTAGCAACTGTATTCAGCTTACTGTTATGTCTATGCCAACTAAGTTTAAATCGCGTAGGATTACTTGGGCTGACAGAACGGAGTTAGAAAAACATGAAAATAATTAAATTGGCTAACGTAGTAGTACAGATACACGTTAGAGATGAATATTCAAAGCAGAGAGTATTATATTGTCCGTGGGTTAATTGCAAGCATTATAGTAAAGGTGAATGCACTTATAAAGATAGCTATAGTTATAATGCCTGCCATTTTGTGCTAATGAACGGTTTTGCCTATTGTCAAGACTATAAGAGGAACGAAGAGCATGATAGCAATTAAAGAAATGAATATGCCTGCAAACTGCGGTGAATGCCCGTTGACATATCCAGTTGGCTTTTATAGAAATCAAACATTTTCTGTTGATAAGAGCAAAGGCTGCTGTATTCTTGTCTGTGAAATTGAAGATCCAAACATTAGGCTGATAGATTGCCCATTAATTGAGATAAAGGATGGTGAAGAAAAATGAATCAATTGTTTATAAGTGTTACGGTGCTTTGGATGATAGCTTGCATTGTAATGAGTACAATATCTAAATAGGAGCGTGAAAAAATGTATGAAATAGGACCGAATTTATCAATGGTATTAATGGCTATATTGACCGTAGTTTTTATAGCTGTTTTTGGATATTTTGACACAAGAAGGTGAAGAAAAATGCGTGAAATATTATTTAGAGGTAAAGACAGTATCACTAAAAGTTGGGTATATGGGGCACTTGTACAACAACAGGACGACCCTTTAAAAGAAAAAGCGTTTATTATTAGTTATTCAAATTATAAGTTTGGTGATTTTTCAGAAGCGGTTATGCATGAAGTTGACCCTGAAACTGTTGGTCAGTGTACTGGGTTTGGTGATAAGAACGGCAACAAGATATTTGAAGGCGATATCGTCTGTATGGACGATTGGATACCACCATGTATGCAGGTAGCTTATGCACAGGGAGCTTTCTACTTAGCGGAAATTGAAAAACCAGTTAAATATTATGGTGACATTTATTATTTAAACCATGGTGGGAAACCTTGTGCAAAAGTTATCGGCAATATCTATGATGATTTGAGCTACTAAAGGAGCGGTGAATAATATGGAATTGATAGATAAAGATGCTTTAGTGGAATATTTAGAGAGAATGGGAAATGAAATATATCCAGGCAATGATGAATATTTTCTAGGACAGAAAACAGGTTTAATGAAAGTCGTTGGTGTTGTAATAACCTTTCCTGCAGTAGAGGAACGTGAGCAAGGATGTTGGAAAAATGGCTGCTGTACCGTATGCGGTGAATCTGCTGCAACCGATGGACACTTTGACTTTATACCCGAGGAAGAGCAGAAATATTGCTGGAATTGTGGGGCTATTATGGACGGTGAACCCGAATGAACATACTAAAGTTAGAAAGATCAATAGCTTTATTAAAACCAATCATTTGGAAAATGCCCATGAATAAGAAAAGAGAGGCTTATATAACTTTATTGACAGCTGCTCAAAAGCAACTACCACAAGAAGTAAATTTGGTAGTCGAAGAGCATTTTATACCAAACTGTCCTTTCCCACAACAAATACCTAAAGGCTGGGCATGTCCTGTATGCGGACGTGAGGTAGATGATGATGCTCATTATTGTAAATACTGCGGTCAAGCTATATGTGATGATTGAAAGGTGTTAAGGATATGAGTAGGAGCAGAGAATTATTTCATTTTTGTGCGGCTATGGATGTTGACAGTATTAAGCGACAGGGGCTTACGCTTGGAATGTGTCCTGTATATACAGAGCGTGGAATTAGAATGATTAAAAAATGCCAGTGGCTAACAGTAAATTCTGATCCATTAAAACAGACGTGGGCAACAAGCCATGGGCTTAATTATAGCCGAACAGCTTATAGGCTACGCATAATAATTCCAGGAAAACATTTACGTAATTTGGTTGCAGCGGGAGAATTCGTAAAAACACTGCCAGTAGAAGCACGTTATTTTGTGGAAGATTGGCCAGGGTCAGAAGATTGGTACATATATAGGGGAGAGATTCTTCCGCAGTGGATAAAAGAAATCGAAAAGATGGAGGAGCAGATAAATAATGACTAAAATACTGGTTGATAAATTACCTGAAACGTGTTCTGATTGCCCATTATATCAGGCTCCAATAATAATACCAATTACCAACGAATTATCTCAAAACATTCCTGCCAAGTGTAGCATAGGTGAAAAAAATCCTAAATGTTGGAGCTGGTTTCAGGAGGTATCGAACGATGACGAACGATAAAGCCTACTGTATACGTAGTAACAAATTTATGGATAAACCCTGTACTAACACCGACTGCGACCGGCACGAAGCTAATGTACCGCTTGTAGATGATGATGGTAGCCGTAGGGGGTGGGTACTGTTTGAGGAGTGTAAGGAGTATAAACATGACTGAGATTATTGAATTAGTAAAATGGCTTGTATCTGCATGGATAGTATATATGGCGTTAGTTATATTGGCATTTATTTACATATTTTGTAAAACTTGGAAGATTTGGAGGCTATAGTAATGAATAAAGTTATTTTAATGGGTCGCTTAACCAAAGACCCGGACGTAAAGTATACACAGACCGGCAAAGTAGTGACACAGTTCACTTTAGCGGTAGACAGATCTTTTAAAGATGCTAATGGCAACAAAGAAACCGATTTTATCCCCGTTGTTGTTTGGGGTAAAGCTGCTGAATTAGTGGGTAACAGCTGTCAAAAGGGGCATAGACTACTTGTAGATGGACGGCTTCAGATACGTAGTTACGAAGCCAAAGACGGCAGCAAACGTTGGGTGTCTGAAATAATCGCAAATGGTGTGGAGTTTGTAGAGCGAAAATCTGATAAAGGCGGTACAAGCGGCGATAAAAGCGAGTTTGAGCAGTTCGGGCATGCGGTGCCGTTCGATGAGGATATCCCATTCTAATGAAATCAAATACAGCGTTAGTAATTGGTATAGCAATAGGCGTTATAACGGGTATAGCAATAGGTGTGGGTAGTGAGATAGGACAATATATAGTATGGACTATGATAATGCGGTAGAAGGAGCTGAAAACGTGATAGATTGTGAAAAATGTTATAGGCTAAAAAGTTGTGGGGACAGATATTATTGTGCGTTTATAGGCTTAAATCCTTGTATTAGAGGAGAACATACACCAGTACAAGAGTATAAAGGTGCAGCAAATCCGCTAACATCGACAGATCCACGTTTAGCTCATTTACAAGAGCAGCAACGTAGGCGTGAGGAAGCTAGGGCAGGGAAAGAAACAGACACGGGAAAAGAGCACTACAAGCCGCACAAAACTATGAAAGTAGTATTTAGGGATATCATGGATAAACACGGTGGGATTCCGATATTTCAACCGCTTGGAAATTCGGCATCGTCTAAAGCATTTGACTGGAGCGATATGCATACAACAATTTTTGAAATGGGGTTTGCTGGGTGGGATGTTCCGGCGATTGCTCAAAAGCTGAATGTGAGCAAAAATACGCTATATTCATACATCGGTAGATATAGGGGGTAAAATGATAATGATACTTGGCAAGAAAACCTTAAAGTCTGTAGAAAACAAATTTTTCAATTACCAAAAAATAAAAGATGCCATTATTGATGCACGAGCTGAACAGGATTCTAAAGGTGGTTTTACCGGCGGAGATAATGGACATAGTCGAGTATCAGACCCCACGGCTATAGCGGCACTAAAGCATATAACTCCGCTTCATTATGTGACTATAAAAGATGGTCTATGGGATATTAAGGTTTATAATCCTGAAAAATGGATATCGATTATAGAGTATTGCTTTGGTATATATAATAATTCTTTGACTGGCGAATTAGCTAAACGCAGGTATATAAAACACGAAACGCCTGAGTTTACTATGGGAGAAATGAGAATCAGTAGTAAAAATACGTATTATTCGTGGCGTGATGATATTGCTATGATGGCTGTAATGTTAGCTGTAGGAGAAGGTATTATTGATCCAACTACTGTTACAGAATGAAATGGAGGTTTAAGGATGTCTTATATATACAAGAATGAACCTAAAAAGCCTCCTTCTCCCCCACGGATAGGTTGTTTTAAAGGCGAAGAAAAGTATAAAGCTGATATTAAATTTGAAAAAATAATTAAAGATCTTTATCCTTCGAATTTACGACAGAAAGACATTGTACAACTTATGCATAGTCGTTATGGATGGTCTGCTAGCGAAAGCGCCTTTTGTGATAAGATGCGTAGAGGACTAAAACTTTGCGAAGCTGAACAGTTGCTTAATGTATTAGGTTATGAATTAATAATAAACAAGAAGTAAAAAGTTCTGAACCTTTTTTTACTTTTTATATGTTATATTATCAGTGTAAGCTTCTGTCTTATTAATAAAACGAAAGCCTGTGGGTGAGTAGTTGGGGCCCAAAGCTGCGGCTACAGGCTTTAAAATGATTTATCAAAAAGTATGGATTTTGATAAGTAGGGAAAAGCCATTTATCAAAAATAGAATTACAATATAGTTACAAAAACGGAACGAAAAAATAAAAGGAGTAAACAATGGGGATTATCGTTATTATTGCGTTAATGGCGGCAAGTTTTTATTTAGGTGTTTTGTATAACGATCCTGTATTTGAGTATTCTGATGCTTTAGAGAGAGTAGGACTATATTGTATATGCTTTGTTATATCTGCTGTTCTCTTCTTAATACTTGAAGTTATTTGTTCGATAGTTATTCCAATTTAAAAACTTCTATAAAGAGCAATAACGCATAGTTTGAGAGTAGGTTTGAGAGTAGTGTAATCTTCAATTTGATATAACGCATACGCAGTAACCCGCTCACTGTCAGAGCAAGTGGCAAACCGTATGCTAATATATTGGCTATGGCGTTCGCCGTATGATGGCATATGATAGCTGCAATTTATCGTATGAATGATGCGGATAACTACCCATAGCCCCTACCGTGCGGCTAGCAGCAGTCGCATTGGTAGTGTCAAAACATCGCATGGAAGCCTAGTAACGGGATAACATGCAAAGGTGAAATGTTCAAGTTTAGCACTTGGACACTGCCCGTGTAGCTCAGATGGCAAGAGCGATTGACTTTTAATCAGTGGTCGCAGGTTCGAGCCCTGCCACGGGTACGGCATAGATGGGGAACACCTATCCACGCTTAAAGGTGCGTGTGTTGTTTGGGTAATCCGGCAACTGCCAGCCCTGCCGTTGGGGTAATACAGCGGCTTATTTATTGGAGTGTGATTAAATGTTAGTAAAAGAACTAATAGAAAAGCTCAAGGAAATGCCTCAAGATGCACTGATAGTAGTACCTGGCGATGGTGATTTTGCCGTTGCCGAGTGGGTAGAATTAGAAAAGGAAGAGAGCGCGGATCGCTTTATAGAAGATGCAAATCAAACTTCAGTGGTATCGATAACTTAATAATAGCCACTTAACTTACACAAATAATTTAGTCTTAAAAAGCCGATAAAACACGGTAATATATATCAGAATTTAGCATATAACTTAATATAAAGGCACTTAACTTCGGTTAGGTGCTTTTTTATTTACAAAGGTGGTGATAACAGATGGCTGCGCTAAAAGATCCAAGACAGGAGAAGTTTTGTAGGCTTATGGCTGTAGGTGGTAAAACACAGGAACAGGCAGCCATTGATGCAGGGTATTCAGCAAAAAGCGCAAGGCAGGCTGCGTCAAGACTGTTAACAAAGCAGCACATTGTTGACAGGGTAACGGAACTTCAAACGGTTACTGAAGAAAAAATTGCAGATGAACAGAAGAATATCATAGATGAACTTAGCAAATTAAGAAAGTTCTGGTTAGAAGTTATAGACGATAAAGAAGAGCGCATGAATAATAGGCTTAAAGCATCTGAGCTATATGGTAAATCGATAGCAGCATTTGTAGAGAAGCGCGAGGTTAGTGGTAAAGATGGTGAACCAATTACTTTTCGTTGGGCTGGTGATGATGGTTGAAAGTAATAACTATACCATACAAACCAAGACCTCTTTGGAAAGACATAATTCATCCTGCCCTTGATAAATATCGTTTCGCCGTTATAGTAGCCCACAGACGTTATGGTAAGACTGTAGGAATGATAAATGAGCTGACTAAGAGTGCTATCAAAAATACGCTTATAAGCCCTCAGTTCGCATATGTAGCGCCGTTTAGGAATCAGGCTAAGATGATTGCATGGAACTATTTGAAGTATTACACAAGCGCGATTCCCGGTAGAAAGGTAAATGAAAGCGATCTGTTTATAGAACTGCCGTCAAAGCATAAAAATGCTGTTGGGGCAAGGATATATATTATAGGCGCGGATAAGCCTGATGCGTTGCGCGGTACTTACTGGGACGGCGTTGTGCTTGACGAATATGCTCAAATAAAGCCTGAACTATGGGGCGAAGTAATACGGCCGGCGTTAGCTGACCGCAAGGGCTTCGCTTATTTTATCGGAACACCTAAAGGGCAGAATCAGTTCTATGAGATATACCAAAGAGCGCAACGCAGCGAAGAATGGTTTACCTGCCTTTATAGAGCTGATGAAAGCGGTGTGTTGGATGAAGCAGAGCTTAAGTCGATGATGGAAGATATGACGGATATAGAAATACGTCAGGAGCTTTATTGTGATTTTACTGCATCGGCTAGTAATGTCGTCATCCCTATTGATTTAGTTACAGAGGCAGCACACAGATTGCTTCAAGAAAAAGACGTGCAGGGAGCTCCAGTTATTCTTGGCGTTGATATAGCCAGATATGGTGATGACAGATCTACTATTTTTAAGAGACAGGGACTATGGGTAGATGAGCCTTTAGTTTACAAAGGTCTGGACACTATGGATATGGCGGCAAGAGTTATTGATGCGATAATCAGATATAAGGCCGATATGACTTTTATTGACGCTGGAGTCATGGGTGCTGGAGTTATAGATCGCATTAGGCAGTTGGGGTACAACAATATCAGTGAAGTCTACTTTCAGGGCAACGCACTGCATGAACAGCGTTTTGAAAATATACGTGCTGAGATGTATTTTAAGATGCTTGAATGGCTCAAGTCTGGCGGCGCTATACCTGATATGCCGGAATTAAAAAGCGAACTTAGTATCGTAGAGTACAAGTTTAGTAAACGTGGCAAAATCATCTTACAGCCTAAAGAAGAAATTAAGGAAAAGATTGGTAAAAGCCCCGATCTTGCAGATGGTCTTGCTCTGACTTTTGCAAGGCCTGTTTATCCAAGGTTAAAACCGGGTGATCCTGGGTATGGACGTAAGATGATGTGTAATACAGAATATTCGATATTTTAAGGAGCGATAACAATGGGAATTTTCAAGAAAGTATTTGGTGGTGGCAGTATTAGAATGCCTGAGGTTGTTGAAACGCCTCCGGCTCCTACGACAGTGACCAGTACAGAGACTGGAACAGAAACAGATCCGGCAAAGAAAAATAAAAGGCGCGGGTTTGCTTCCACTCAAGTGTCTACTGATCGTAATACTATTGCAGGCAGCAGTTCTGGAAGAAAAACTTTAGGTTAGGAGTTTGAAAATGGCTAAAGCTAAAGTAAAGCAGAAAGAAATTGAAACAATTGCGGCACGAGCGCCTGCGGAAACGCACCCGTCAGACGGACCATCTTTAAAAAGCCACTGGCCAGAAAAAAGAAAATTAGTTAGAAAGATGCGAGATCTTTATGAAAAACGGCTTGATTATGAAATCCGTTGGAAAGAGATTAGAGATTATCAGCTGCCGTTTATAGGTGAATTTGATAATACGGCTGACAAAACTAATCCTGCCCGCAGACGTGATTTGAAAATAGCCCAGGGGGTTGCATGGCTGGCTGCACAAATATTTGCTGCAGGCGTAATGAGTGGTTTAACTCCGCCTAGTCGCCAGTGGTTCAAATTAGGCTTTAGCAATAGCGCTATGAGTGGCGATATTGAAGCTACAAGAGTACTGGACATAAGGCAGGAAATTGTAGCCGCGGTGCTTTCAAAAAGTAATTTTTATAACAGCATACATTCAGTATATCTTGAATTGCCATTTGGACAATGCCCAATGGCAATTTTTTATGACCCAAATACAGGCATTAGATGCGTTCCTATGACTATAGGGACTTATGCGCTTGGTGTAGATGGGTTTGGAAAAGTACAGACATTCGCACGCAAGTATGAAATGACATTATCACAGATTGTAGATTGTTTCGGCAGTGAAAGTTTGCCGCAACATCTGCAGCAGCAGGTAGCCAATGGCACCGGACTTGATAAAAAACATACTGTAAATTGGCTTGTAGAACCAAATGACAAACGGCTTCCAGGATATATGGATAGGTTGAATATGCCTTATAGGTCAGTTTATTGGCTTGATAAGTCACAGGATAATGAATTTCTATATGTAGGTGGATTCGAAGAATGGGCTATACCAGTTGCAAGGTATCTCGTCAATGGTCTTGAGCCGTATGCCAAAGGACCAGGGTGGTTCGCCGAAGGTGACAGTAAGTCTCTTCAAATGATGAAAAAAGACTTGCTGACAGCCATTGAACTTGGAGTTAAGCCACCGATGAAAGGCCCGGCTTCGCTGCTGAACAATGGTGGTATCAATCTTATCCCTGGAGGAATGACCGCTGTAGACGATCAGACACAGCAGTTTGTTCAGCCGCTATTCCAGATCAATTTAGATATTGACCATGCTTCACAGGAGATCATTCGCACGGAGGATGCAATCAAAAGGCATTATAGTGCAGATTTGTTCTTGATGCTGGATAGTGTAGATAACGGGCAGATGACAGCACGTGAGGTTATGGAGCGCACACAGGAAAAATTACAACAACTTGGTCCTGTGGTGGAACGTCTGCAGGATGAGTTTCTAACGCCAATCATTGTAAGGATATATAACATCCTTGAAAGAGCAGGAGCTTTCCCTCCGATACCGCCTGAAATTCAGGACCGCATAAGTAATGAGGATATCAAAATTGAGTATATTTCTCCGCTGGCACAGGCACAGAAAATGAGTGGGCTTGTTAATATTGAGCAGGCTCTTGCTACTACGCTGCAGATGGCGCAGGCTTGGCCAGAGGTGCTAAAAAAAGTTGATCCTATTGGAACTTTGTCCAAATATTTTGAAATGCTTGGCGCTCCTGCCGCTATGCAACGTAGTGATGATGACGTTAAAAAGCTCATTGAGCAGGAGCAGCAGGCGTTACAAGAGCAGCAGCAGGCACAGGAAGCAATGGCTCTTATGCAGGCAGCAGCACCGGCAGCGCAGGCTGCAAAAAACATGACTGAGGCTGCAAATGACGGAAATCCGGCAATGGCAGCTTGGCTTGGTATGGGAGGTGGTGCAGGTGGTGTATAAGTCGATTACAGACCAAAACAGCAGGCAAGCAAAATTGCAGGAGTTTTTCTATAGAGAACTTCAAAAACGCGATCAAGATGCGCTGCTGACCATCTTAAATAGCGAAAGCGGACGCTGGTTTTTAATGCGGTTGCTGGACAAAACAAAAGTTAATGCGGATAACTTCACTGGTAATTCGCAGACCTTTTATAACGAGGGCATGCGAAAAGTTGGTTTATTGATCCTAAACGATATTCAAAATCTTGGTATCACTGGAGTAAAGCTCAAACAAAAAGCTGAGCTTGAATATATAAATACTCAAATCAAGGCACAGAAAATAGTTGCCGAACAATTGGAAGGAGACGATGAATAATGGAAGATGAAATCAACACAAGTGCCAACGATAACACGCAGGGCACAGAAACAGTTGAGCAGCAAGAGGACACACAGCATGAAACCCAATCTCAGGATACCCTTCTTGGGGGTAAAGCAGAAACCCAATCTCAGGAAAACGCTGAACAGATCGCTTATGACTTTAAAGAAACTATTTCTGCTATGGGGGACTTTGAGTTCAGCCAGGAAGAAAGCGATAAGTTTGTAGAGGTTATTAAGGATATGGGACTTAACAACGAGCAGGCGAACGCTATCGTTAAGTATGGCGGTGAGTGGGGGAAGGGTATTGCAGAAGCTGCTATGACCGCTGTTATCGAACAGCGAAATACAGAAATCCAAAACTGGGGCGAGACGGCAAAAAAAGAGCTCGGAACAGAGTTTGATAGTACAATCAATCTTTGCGGTCTTGCGGTGGAGCATGTAGAGAAAGCTGTTCCGGGTATCAGACAGGCATTAAACGAAACAGGCGCAGGTAACAGAATTGAAGTTATCCGCGCTTTTTCTATGCTCGGAAGGCTGTTGGAAAGCGATCCTGGCAAAGGTGTTGGTGCTCCTGTTGCACAGAGGAATAGTCTTGAAAAATTCTATGACAAAACAGATTTTACTAAATTAAAATAAGAGAGGATGAATGAATAATGACAGTTTTAAATCAACTAGCTTATACTTTGGCTGACTGGAGAGGTAGACTTGATCCATCTGGGAATGTAGATGATATCATTGAAGTCTTATCTCAATCCAATCCAATTTTAGAAGAAATGACCTTTATGGAAGGAAATCTTCCTACTGGCATCGTGACTACTCAGCGTACAAAAGTTCCTGAACCTTCTATCCGCCGTATCAATACCGGTGTTCCTTATAAAAAGAGTGGGGTAAAGCAAATCAACGATACGACTACTTTATACGAAAACCGTAATAAGATGGACGTAGAGCTTTTGCGTTTGCAGAATGACCCTGCTGCTTTTCGCTACAGTGAAGATTTAGCATTTGTAGCTGGCTTTGGCGACCGTATTGCTAAAGATGTTATTTATGGCGGACTTAGCGAGGTTCCGGATGAATTTAACGGATTCGATATCAGACATCGTTATTTTGGCAATGGTGATGATCCGACAGCTGAGGGTTATACCACTCTTAATGCTGGCGGTGGTTCTAAGAATACCTCTATTTACTTCGTAAACTGGGGTGAGCGTACCTGTTCTGGTGTGTTTCCTAAAAATGGCAGCGCTGGTTTGAAAAAAGAAGATCTGGGACAACAAACTACCATGGCAGATGATGGAACTGAATTTGAAGCAATGATTACGAAATGGACATGGAATGTAGGGCTGACTATTCGCGATTACAGAGCTGTCGGAGCTATTCGTAATATTGATGCAGCACAGTTTGCATCTGCAACTTCTGCTCAAAAACAGAAGATTATTGAGAATGTTATTCGGGTCCATGACCGACTGAGAAACCCTGACAGTGTTATGATGTACTGCTCTCGCAGCATGTATACGCTGTTCAAGTTGTGCTTGATCGATAAAAATAATGTCCATGTTGAGATGGAAACGCTGGCTAATGGCATTAAAGTATTAAATGTAGATGGCATGCGTGTGCGTAAACTTGACTGCATTCGTGAAGACGAAGCTAAAATTGAAGCATAAGGAGTGAAGAATAATGAGATTAGACAAGGAAAATATTTTCTTTGAGAAACCTGCTGCAGAATTAGTTGATGGTGTTCTCGGTGATGTTATCGCTATGGGTGGCGGTGACAGCATTAATCCGATGTGGCTTTATGTAGGACCGAAGCTTGAAAGCGGCAGCGTTGCTTTGACATTGGAGACTGCTGATGATGAGGAGTTCAGCGAGGCTGTAGCACTGGGAAGTTTTACACTTGACGAAAAGGCACCTGTGAGAGCTAAGGTTCCTTTGGGAGTAAAAAAATATCTGCACATTAAGGCCAGTGAATCCAGTACTCCTACTAATGCAACGGCTGCTAAAATTGTTGCAGCTCTTGCTGTGGATGTTGATTTTAAATGATTTTATATAGTAACGGCAAGACGGTTATACCTGGCAGAAGGCTTGAAGATATGTCAGCCAATGAATTGAGAGTTAAGCTCTATAATGCTGATATTAAATATCCGGTAAATGCCAGCAAACAAGATTTAATCAGGCTTATTAGAGAAAATATTAAATAACACCTATATAGTCATGTGACGGCTATGTACAAGCACTTAGGGACGTCTTAAAGGCGTCCCTATTTTAATAAAGAGGAAAATAACATGGAGGTGTTTCCGTGATGAATAATACAGATATTTGTAATATGGCCTTGGCTTATTTAGCCAAAGGCCGCATTTCTTCTATTGATGAGAATAACGAACTTGCAAGGCAGTGTAAGTTGTTTTATGACCATAGCAGAAAAGGACTATTGCGAGAATACAGTTGGGGATTTGCTAAGAGGATTATCAGGCTTGCAGAACTGGATGCTTTAAATCCTGATTGGAAGTATGTGTATGCATATCCAGAGAAATGTGTATGTGCAAGGCGCATATTTAATGAAAAAGAAAATGTAAGCAGTTTAGAGAGGGACAAGTATGATTTGTTCTTGGTTAGCGACAATACGCAGGCTATCGGCTGCAACGTATATCAGGCATATTTAGAGTATACTTATGATGCTGAGAATGCAGAACTTTTTAGCTCGGACTTTACAGAGGCGCTGGCAAGAATGCTGGCCTTTAATATTTGCTTGCAGTTAAATGGTAATGGAACTATCCAACAAACACAGTATCAGCTGGCACAGGCTGCATTAAGCAGAGCAAAATATACCACAGCAGCTGAACGTCAGGATAAGCTGGATTACCCTGACAATTATTTTGCTGCGAGGATGTGATATTATGGCTAGAGGAAGCGGACCAAATCCTTTTTATGTACTGCAACCTGCATTTACTGCAGGTGAGATATCTAATGCTGTTGCTAATCGTGTCGATTTGGATAAATATCAATATGCTCTTTTGACTGCTGAAAATTGTTATATTCGTCCTTATGGACCTGCATATCGTCGTAGTGGTACGGTTTACTGCATTGCTACCAAATATGCTGATAAAAGGTGTATTCTGGCTGGATTTAATTTTACCGATGATATTAATTATCTGCTTGAAATAGGCGATCAGTATATTCGGATCCACAGAAATGGGAATTATTTAGGGATAGAAATAGTAACGCCTTTTACAGAAGCTGATTTGGAAAAATTGAGATTTGCTCAGTCAGCAGATGTTATATATATCACAAGTGGGAATTATCCAGTAAAACAACTGGCTAGATATAGCGAAGATGATTGGAAGTTTGGCGATTTTGAACTTACTCATGCTTATTTTGAAGATGAGGTAACTATGGATTTGGTTGAGAGTGCTGTTTACACGGCGCCTGGCAATTATACGTATACAGTCCCGAAAGATGGCCGTTATACAATAGAAGTAGCTGGTGGCGGCGGTGGCGGCAGTGGTGTAGCCAGGAAAGCAAGTGATAAGCAAAGTTCAGGTGGCACAGGTGGTCGTGGTGGTTTTTACAGTTTTGAGATGGATTTGACCGAAGGTGATAGTTTCCCTGTAACTGTGGGAGCTGGTGGCAAAGGTGGTGCTGTGCATTATGGAGCTGGTTACGGTAATGCTGGTGGCAACGGCGGAAGCAGCAGCGCTTTTGGTTGGGTAGCTCAAGGTGGTGGTGGAGCTACTGCAGCTTATTCGGAAGAACATGGTGCAAAGAACGGAAGCGACGGAACCAACTATGGTAATGGTGGCATTGGTGGTAAGAAAGGTGTTGCTTATGATGAAAATAACCTTTCAGGAACAGATGGCTCTAACGGCTGGGTTACTATAGCGTTTCAGGATAATCCAAAGGTTACGCCGTCCAGCACAACAGGTACTGTAACCATTACAAGCAATAGACCGATTTTCAACGAAGGGCTGATTGATGGTAACATCAGGCTGACGCACGAGGTAGAATCTTTTTCAGTAGAATTGAATTTGAAGGACAATGCTACTGGAACTACTGGCGCTGTTGTAGTGGGAGAAAGTTGGAAAGTTATTTCTGGCGGTTCCTGGACCGGAAGTTTCCAAATACAAAAAAGTGAAGATGGTACTACATGGAAAGAATACCGTAAATATTCAAGCACAAACAATTTTAATCCTACTGAAAGCGGGACAGTAACAGACACTACCTATTTGAGAATAGAGGCGTCTATAACGAGCGGTGATTTGACTGTAACACTAACCGCTCTTCCTTATACTAAAGATGGTACAGCAAAAATAATTAGCTATATCGATGAATATAATATTAAGGCAATGGTAAATGAGCCGTTTGGGTCTACCGAAAGTACAACTACTTATGCTTTCGGAGCATGGGACAGCAATTTCGGCTATCCAAAAACAGTATGCTTTTTTCAAGACAGACTTTGTTTTGGTGGAAATAACAAAAGACCTTATATGGTTTGGATGTCAAAAAGCGGGGATTATCCTAATTTTGGCGTGGAGAAGGTTAGTGGGACGATAACGGACGACAGTGCTATTGCTGCATCATTTATCAGCAGAAAACAGTTTGATATTTTACATTTGATACCATCTGTTGACCTTCTTGTCTTAACACAAGGGAACGAATGGATCGTTTCTGGAAGTGAGGTTGTAACACCAACAAATATCACACCCAAAATGCAAACTACGAGAGGCTGCAGTAATTGCGAGCCACTTACAATCGGCAATAGGATTGTATTTGTACAGGGACGTGGTTCGACAGTTCGTGATATGGGCTACAGCTTTGAAACAGACAGTTATGGTGGCATGGAATTAACAATACTGGCAGGGCAAATTATAAAGGGGCTTTCTATTATCGATTCAGCTTATAAGCAGGAGCCGGACAGTATAATTTATTTCGTGCGTAGTGATGGCACGATCGCTTGCCTGTCTTATATAAGAGAGCAGGAAGTATACGCATGGTCCAGGATCATTACTGACGGCGAATTTGAAGCTGTCGTGAATATTCCAGAAGGGGACGAAGATAGTATCTACGCTGTTGTAAAACGTGTGGTAAATGGAGAGACGGTTCGCTATATTGAACGCTTTGATAATAATTATGATGGTGACAGTCCGAATGATTATGTAATGCTGGACTGTGCTAAAAAATACGATATGGAGGAAGCAACAGATACTTTAACAGGACTTGGTCATCTTGCCGGTAATACAATTTCTGTGTTAGGAGATGGACGTGTATTGAGAAATTATACGGTGCAGGATGATGGCACTGTTAAATTGCCGATACAAATTAAACGTGCAGTTGCAGGATTACCATATACTATGAATATCGAGCTTCCAAACATTGAAATCCAGTTACAGGACGGAACTATGCAGGGAAGATTTAAACAGGTCTCAGAAGCGATTTTACGAGTTGAGAATACTCTTGGCGGTGAAGTTGGCACCGAATTTGGGAATCAGGATGCTATCGCCTATGATGAATTTAGTATGACTGAAAATATGAAATTGTATAGTGGAGATAAAAAGGCTACTCCGCCGACAGGAGGGTTTGATCGAGACGGAAGGCTGTGCATTACAAGCAGTGAGCCGTACCCATTTAATTTATTAAGCGTAACAAGGCAGGTGACATTTGGTGGCTAAAAAATACAAGGTTGAAGTAGCGGATGTCGATAATGCAATAGAGATTGCTGCAGCGTTGCTGAAAGATTTGCGGGACAGCGACAGGCAGGAATTAGAAGCATACGATGAAGATGCAGTAATGCTGATTGCCGGTAGTATTGAAAATGCAGAACATTGTTATATTTACAGGGATATGAAAGATAATATTCTTTGTATTGTAGGGTTAGCTGCTGTTTCCAGTGTTCCGGGCAAAGAAATTTGGATGTTGGGGACAAAAAGGATAAGCTGTTTCAAAAAAGAGCTACTTATTTGCGCTGCAAGGCTTCTAATCAAGAAATGGGTGCAAGAATATGGACGGCTTTATAATTATGTTTATAGTGGCAATTCTGCTTCGATACGGTGGCTTGCTAGACTTGGGGCAATGTTCCTGGCACCGATAAAAATAAAAAAGAACGGAAAAGAGTTTCTTCCGTTCGTAATTGAGGAGGGGAGTATATAATGTGTATAGATCCAATGACATTAGGTATAGGGCTTACAGCATTACAGGGTGTATCTGCCATCTCGTCTACAAATCAGCAGGCTAAGGCACAGCAGGCGTATTATGATGCGCAGGCACAGGCTGCAGAACAAAATGCTGATATTCAGGCAAAGCGTGGTGAACAGATAGCAGAGCAATATGCTTATGAACAACAAAAGCTCAATGATAGACGCCGTATTGCGGCAGGTCAGCAGGCGGCCGCATTTGGTGCTGCCGGTATCAGCGGGGATATGGGTACAGCTCTTGACCTTAGTGATTCGAGCTTTAGAGCATATAGAAAAGACAGTAATCAGCTTTTAGGTAATCAGCGTAACGACCAGTGGAGCAACTATCTTGGTGTAGTGAATTATAAGAATCAGGCTAATGCAGCAAGAGCTTCTGCTTACAATGTTAAACAGCAGGCTAAGCAACAGAATATGGGCACTATTCTTGGAACGGCTGCGAACATTTTCAGCGTATATAACAATTTTGGCGGGAGCGGGAAAACTGGCGGAGCAGCCCAATCTTATGGCAGAGGTGGTAATGGTTATGGTTGGGGTAACAGCGGTAATCTGACCTTTGGAAATTATAATCCCAAAAAATATGGGCTATACTATGGTAGTTTATTTTAACTTGCATTGATATGAAATGTATTATATAATAAACGAAAAGAGATAGTCAGTGGTCGCACGCTGGCTCTCCCTCATGATTGTAAAATGGGAAAAGAGATAGTTTAACGTGTGGTAGCGTTAGCTCATCTCGTAACAAGAATGTGATTGAAAGCGAGCCCGCGACCTTACGTTGGGCTTATTTTCTTGCTATTTTACAGACTGTATCGGTATTAATTCGGACTGTATCGGGATTGAGTCAGACTGTGCTTGCATTAGTACGGAATGTATTATATAATAAATGAAAAGAGATAGCTTGATATTGGCATGTCAGCTCTCTCCTGAAAAGTATAGACTTGAAGAAAAGGCCGACTACACCATTAGTTGGTCTTTTGTCTTATGTAAGTAAAATTACTTGCGATTAGACAAAATGATAGCAACGAGTGTACCAAAGGTTACCATCAAAGATAAGGCTTCGTATACAGTCATGCTATCACCTCCCTTGACAGGGAGAGAATCCGACTATCAAACTATCTCGGACAACATTATAACACACCTTTAAGCGCTTAACAATTTGTTAAAGCGCTTTTTCTATGCCCGAAAAGGAGGTACAAACAGAATGAAATTCAGTCAATATGCAGAGCAAGTAAATCCAAATACAATACAGGGGCAAGTACAAAGACCAGGCGATTTAAACAGCTACGGCGGTAATGGCGCTGGGTATGAGGCTATTGGTAGAGGATTGGGGGCTGCAAATGAAGCAGTCTTTAAACAAATGCAGAATGATGATATAGCAGCTGTTTTAGATGCATCTAATGCAATGAATATGGAATTGATAAATTTCTTTAATGGAGAGGATGGTATTCTTGGACGGCAGGGCGTAAATGCAGAAGGAAGCCTTAAAGAATCAGAAGATTTTATAAACAAAACTTTCGATAAGTATGCTTCTACCTTAGGTAACGAAAGACGTGCACAAATGCTTAGACAAAAATTCAACCCTAATGCCTTTAATTATCTTCGGTCGGCGGCATCTCACGAAAGAAAACAGAGACAAATAGCAGATGATAACAGGTTTAACACGGCAGCTAACAATAACATTAGCAATATGCTTATAAATTATAATGATTTAGATGCTATGAATGGAATCATAAAAGATACAAGTACTTTAGTGCAAATTTATGGTGAACAAAAGGGTTGGGACGATGAAACTATAATGCGAGCAAAAATTGCTGCGGTTACTGATGGATTAAAAGTAGCAATAGGCGATGCAATGAGTAAAGAAGATTATAACAGTGCAGATACTTTACTTAGGACTTATAAGGATATAATAGATCCTAATGTATATACTACACTGACTAATAGTCTTGCAAAAATTAGGCTCGAAAATGTTTATTACCAAACTGCATATAATATAGTCGATAAGTGTATTGGAGCTGACGGATATGTGGATGAAGCAAAACTCAGCCAGATGATTGATCAGGACTTTGGACCTGAAAATGATATTTTAGAGGGAATTGTTCCGTATTCTATACCAATAAGTACGGGGGATAATCCTGATTTGAAGAACCTTAATCCGGAATTAAAAGATTCTTTGGATTTGATTGGTGGAATTTTAAATCAAATGGGATTTGGAAATGTTGCAGAGATTACTAGTGGATATAGAGATAAGGAAAGAAATACCAGGGCTGGCGGCGTTCCCAATAGTAATCATATTACTGGTAATGCTGTTGATATTTATTTAGGTAATATCAATGCAGCTCAAAAGGAACGCTTGAAGAAAGTATTTGAACCGTATTTTGGCGAAGTTATTTATCATAATGCCGGTAGCGGAGATCATTTGCATTTAGGTGAATATAAACAAAATCTTAGCCCTAATAGTGAGATCAGCAGTCCGTTTAATCCACAGATGTATAAACAAGTCCGACAGTTAGCTAAAGCTAGAGCGTCTGATATCAATAATGCTAAAAAACAGGAAATTGCAAAATACAAGGAAGATTTGGCTTTGCAAATAAATACAGCTCCTACAGAAGCGGAAGCGGTAAGGCTTATCAACGCTTCTAATTTGAGTAATAAAGAAAAAATATCGTTGATAAAAGCTCAACGTGAAGTTAGAAATCCTGCGAATTATATGACTACTGCGGATAAAACCATGTGGGAATATGTAAACAGTGGTAATTATAATAAAGATTTAGCGTTAATGGAAGAATATAATAACCGTGCTATGGATAGTGCTGATGAAATAACTCCTGCTCAGCAACAGAAATATGATAAAGCAGCTCGGCATTTGAATGACTATTATGCTTGGGCGAATCCTAATTATCAGACCAGAGATTATAAACAGGACTATAGCAATAACCAAGAGTATAAACAAATGCTTTCAGATATTGAATATATGGCGGAAAGAGGTGCTTCTAAAAATGAAATAACGGAATATGTGCAAGAAATAGCTAAAGAAAATGGCTTTGATGAACAATATATTCTTGACACTATTATGTGGGATAAATTAGGTAAAATTGAAGGCGGTGTAAAATAATGTCAACAGCAAGAGAAAAAATGCTGGCAAAGTTTGCAAATAAACCGGTTCTTGAAAATAAAGGCTTCTTTCAACGAGCTGCAGAACGTGTGACTGAGAATTATTTAAATAGCCAGGGTGAAGTTGAACCGTCATTAGAAGAACAAATGGAAGATGTAACTGCGGAAGAAAGAGGTAAATTTTTTGAGGGTGTGGGTGAACGATTGGGAGAAATAGCAAGTAATTTCTCTACAGGAGCGATACAAGGCGCACAAGAGGTCGGTAGGCAAGCTAACCGGCTTGCGGTATCTAATCCACTCGCATTGACTGGAACGCCGATGCAGGGCGGATATACAAATGCTCCAGCTCCGATGCAGACAGAAGAACAGGAGAAAGCAGGGGAGCTGTATAAGAAGGCTACAGGCAATTTTACAGAAGAAACTATAGCACCAGTTGCAATGGCTACAGCACTGTTAGCTCCAAGTAGTTTTGCCGCACCAGTTATTTCTCCTTTTGCTTTGTCTAGCTTAGAAACTAATGTAAAAAAAGAAGGCATTAAAGGCGTAGGTTCGACAGCCAAAGAATTTGTGCCAGGATATGGGTTATATCAATTTTTCTCTCAAAAAGATATTGGGAAGTATGCAAAAGAACAACCGTCAGCATTTATAGTCGACGCATTTGGAAGTGCAATTCCTGATATATTATCCTTAAAAGCTGGAAAACATGCAGTAAAGGAGAACACTTTCAACTACAGAACAGCAATGTCATCTTTGTTAGGCGAAACAGAAAAAAGAGCGGCATATGCTGCATCAAAAATTTTGCATAATATATATGATAATAGCAAAGAGAATCTACCTGAATTTAAAATGCAGGAGGTTAGTGTAGAACCGTTAAGAGATACACGTAAAGTTCAAGGTATGTTGAGCGAAAATCAAAGTCTGCCAGAGGTAAAATTGGCTATTGATGAACAAAACTTTGCTAAAAATGTTGATGCTATTGTTCAAAATACTTATGAGGGCGATGGTGCCGTTCCGGTCATGTCTACGCCTCTCGCTTTGGAGTTGGCTGGTGCTGAAATATTACCTGTTGAAATAAGTCCTAAAAACCTAAAAAAAATCACCATAGGCAAGCACAATGTTGCTAATGGTGAAGGAATGACCCCAGATATTGTAAAACAAATACCTCGGGCTTTGACTGATCCTCTTATGATTTTTGAGGCAGAATATAGCGGCAAAAAGGGCGAAAATAGGATAATTGCAGTATTGGATTTAAAGGATCAGAATGGTACAACGGTTGTAACACCATTTGAATTAAAGCAAAAAAATAATAAAAAGGGCTATGAAATCAATGAAATGCTTAGTGCTTTCGGAAAAGAGGATAAATTTACTAAGCAACAGGCCACTAAATGGTATGAAGATAATGTAAGTGCTGGCAGATTGCGGTATATAAATAAAGGAAAAACTGCCGAATGGCTCAAATCCGCAAGGGACGAATACCCAATGTTGGAAAGAGCAGTCGACAGTTCTCTTACCTTAAATATACCCACTGAAAAAGACTTTGTCAACTTAAAAAATAGAAAGACAGAACAATATTCTTTAGGGAATAAGTCAACTGGAGAAGAAGTTACTTTTGGTAGATCTGGACGAACTAGAAGCGGAGATGAAATTAAGCCAGTTACTAGAAAAGAGGTTGAAGCTGCTTTCAATGCAATCGTTCCAGTTCGTATTGGCGGCGTTGGTGAAAAATATAAAGGGTTGTTTAAAGTTGGGCCAGAAGTTGTCAGGAGCAGGACTTTTGCTGATTATGCTACATACTCACATGAAATAGGTCATTTTTTAGATAAAAAATTAGGAGTTAAGGGCAGTGATGCGGAACTTATAGCTGGAGCAGAAAAAGTATGGGGTGATAATAGTATATTCAGAGAATATACTAATGCCGAAAAACGTGCAGAGGGTATTGCTGAATTTACACGGCAAATATTTGCTGATCCGGAAATGGCAGAGCGGAATTTCCCTAAGTATTATGAAAATTTTATTCAAGCATTAGGTAACCCGAATAATAAAGATTTGGCTAAAAAGTTTGACAGGCTTGCTGATGTAATGCATCGTTATTCTCTGCAAAGCGATCAAGCAAGGGCAAGAGCATCCATATCTTTTGCAGATGATTTAAACTTAAAAAATATGGCTCAAAAAGCAGAAGATGTTTTTGCAGATGCATATAAATATGCAGTTGATGACAAAGACCCTATAAATAAATTTGTTGAAGCTGTTGTTGAAAAAACTGGGAAAGAGTTATCATATGAAGATAACCCTTATTTGCTCGCAAGAAGTGCTGCAAGCAGTTCAAAAGCAAGGGCTACAATGCTTTTAGATGATAAGGGCAGACCTGCAGACGTTATTGAGGCTTTAAATAAAGTCTACAACAACAAATTAAAGTATGCTGTTACATTGCAGGATATTCTAAAAGACGTGGATAGTGTGCGGTTTCCTAAAGATTACCTGCGTAGTAATGGTTATAAGGATAACAGGCAAGCATTTTCTACATATTTAGCTGCTAAACGGCAACTTGAATTACAAAATATTCATAAAGAATATAATGGACCTATGGAGAAGAATCTTGCAGTAAGTATTGTAGAAAATGCTCCGAAGGAATTTGCCGCTGCATCAGAGAAGGTTTATCAGCATTTTGATAATGTTTTATCTATATTGGAAGATGCTGATATTATAAGTGAAAAACAACATAAAATTTTATCTGATAAATACAAGAATTATGTTCCTATGTATAGAGATAGAACACTTGAGGATGCAAAAAATATTCCAGGTTACAAACCAAAGAATGGACTTGCCAATGTCGCAAATCCAATAAAAGATTTAGTTGAATATGGTGGAGAATGGAATGTCATTGACCCATTAGACAGTTTAATTGCCTATACACAGAAGTCTATAGATGCTGCCGAACGAAATAAAGTAGGACTGGCATTATCAAGACTAAAGGATGTAGAAGGGATTGGACGTTACTTAGAAGAAAGGCCAGATTTAAAAGGTAAAGGATCACCAGAGAATTTTGTGTTTACTGTATGGGAAAACGGCGAAAAGAAATCATATCAAACGGCACCAGAACTATATGATGCAATGGTTAATTTAAGTTTGCCAACATTTAATATTGTTGAAAAAGTATTTATGACACCAGCCGAAGTTATGCGTGCTGGCGCAACTGGAACACCGGCTTTTGGTGCTTTTAACTTTGCCAGAGATATTTTGACTTCTGTTTTATATTCTAATAATACAACGATTCCTGTTATCGAACCAATTGGCAATACGATGTATGGACTTTGGGAAGCATTTCGAAGCAATATTCGTAAAAAAAGCAGCCTGTATAGAGAGTTTGAAGCGGCTGGTGTACCGATGACGACACGTATTTCTACAGATAGAGCAAGCTTAAAATGGCAGAAACTGCAAGAAACTCCTGGTATAAAGCAAGGCACAATGGTTTATAAGGCTTTTCAAAAGCTAAACCAATCTCTTGAGGAAGCTGCCAGATTAGGTGAATTTGCTGCAGGACGCAGGAGAGGAAAAAGCATTTCGGAAGCTGGGATGGATGCAAAAGAAATAACTACTGACTTTAGTAGAGCTGGCAGTTTAGGACGGAAATATAATAGATATGTGCCGTTTTTTAATGCTGCTATTCAGGGTACAGACAGGCTTATTAGAGAAGTTAAGGCTCATCCTGTACGTTTGGGAGCTAGAGTTGGAACGGCAATAATATTACCGGCTTTGTTTGAATGGTTGGCGTTTCATGATGAAGACTGGTATCAAGATGTTCCGCAGGATATTAGGGACAATTATTTTATTGCCAGAATTGGTGATGAAATAGTAAAAACTCCATTACCGCAGGAAGTTGCATTTTTATCTGGCGGATTTAAAAGAGGACTTAGTAAAATACTTGATGATAATCCTGATGCAATGAATAAATGGGCTTCTAATACGCTTGATACAATGCTGCCTGATTATGTTCCTGCTTTTATGAAACCGTTTTTAGAATGGCAGTCATCTTATAATTTCTTTACAGAAAAGAATGTTGTACCTGTAAGTTTGCAGAATCTACCAGATAGAGAACAATATGATATTTATACAAGCATGACTGCAATAAAACTTGGTCAGGCACTGAATGTTTCTCCGAAGAAAATTGATAACTTGATTCAGAATGTAGGTGCTACTGGGGCAGTTACATTAAATGCTATGATCGGCGATTCTGTTTTGGGGCGTGAAAATGAATTGCCGGCTAAATATATGAATGAAAAGCCTGTTATTGGTCGTTTCGGATATACGCCGGGTAAACGAAGCCAGAATATAGAGGATTTTTACCAGCTTTATAATGATACCAGTAAAGAGTTTAATGCTTATGGTAAGTTAGGTAAAAATGCTAAAAACTGGAATAATTTAAAAAATGCAATGAAAAAAGTGCGTGCGCTTAATAAGAAGCGGAAGACAATACTTAATAATCCTAAGTTGTCTGCACAGGAAAAACGTACACAGATGGATAAGTATCAACAGGATATTATAAGGATTGCTACCATGGCAAATGAGAAGTATAGTTTAAAAGAATAAAAATAACCGCCCCAATTTTGGGGCGGTTTAACTTTAGTATCCCACAGGAGCAGGAATTAAAGTGAGTTTCGTATTGATGATATCAAGTGCATCACACGATATTTTAATTCCTATGTCTTTTATTGTTGTGGCAAAACATTGAGATTTTTCAGGCGTATTACAGTAGTTATACAGCTTTAAAACTTCATGTAGAGCAATCAGTTTGCCTTCTAAATCCTTTATCTTCTTCTGCAGCTCTGTATTCATAGGTGCATTAACAAGCATAGGTCTTTGCGGCTCACACGACGATTTTACTGGGAACAATTCAGCAGGTGTAAATTTTCGATTTCTAGCTTCGTATATCTTTCTAACTCCGCTTTCAGTGAGCACCAGCAATGCAACGATTGCATGCTTAATCTTATTCTCTCTGCGGAACTCAAACAAATCACGTCCACGTAAGAAATAAAAATCTACGCTCTCTGTCATAAACCACGGTCTGCGAATATAATTTTGAATCGACGATGCATCAACATTGAAGATCATAGCTATATCTAACTTAGTTAATACCGGTACGCCTTTCCAATATTTTACTGTAGGCTTATATGGCTCCTCAATAAGCTTTTGCTGTAAAGGCTTTTTATTGAGCTGTTCCTCCATTTCATGGAACCGGTTGATATAAGATGCAGTAAACGACGACCCTTTACGACCGGTTTGTTTATGGGCTAAGAACTCACAGCCTTTCTTGGTTATTTGATAGATTTTATAACGTCTGCCAGTACCAGCTTTATAGGATGTTTCTTTGAAAAAATCATCAGAACCCAATTTTGGGTTTTGACCTAAATAGCTAATATAAGTATCAATATCCCTCAATAAATGGTCATGTCTTTTGTTAAGCATTACTGCTACTTCACGGCTGTCTAAAGTTAAACTTTTGATGTTATTCATGCTGACAACTCCTTTCAATTTGAAAGAAGAAGTGCTTTATGTTACAATATTCCATAGAAGCACTTGCTTCTGTGTATAAGACTGGTATTTGCTTTCCACGGCGGCCAGTCTTATTTTTTTATATCGTCCTTTAATTTTTTTATGCCTCTCCTTATTCCTTCTGTTCGTGAAATAACCTCTTGTTTGCAATAACGATCCAAAACAGATAAAGTTTCTTCATCTAATCGAACATGAATAGGATTTGTTTTGGGATTATTTGTCGGACGACCTCTTTTTTTAGCTACCATTTTTTCACCTCCTTTTTCGTAGCCCTTAATTAAATTATATTTTTGTAGCCCGAAAAAGTCAAGTGTTATTTTCAACAAATTACGAATGTGATATAATTGTGAAAAGTGAGGGATACAAATGATAGATTCTATGAAACTTATTAAATTATTAGCCAAGGATATATCTACTATTTCTTCTAACGAAAGTCAAAATATATGCATTTTAACTTCTTCAGATGGAATTAGTGAACCTTATTTAAACTTTATCGAAGAATACATATGTGTAAAAACCTATATGGTATATAAGCTTTTAGTGGATTCAGACTTTTTAAATCACAATGATGTAATACGAGATAAAAATACATTATTGGAGGTACTAATATCCCAAACAATTAGTTTTCTTGAAGAAAATACCTCGTTGTTTCCTACTTCATTATTTTTTGATAATGTTGTTAAGAAAATATCAAGCCGGGTTCAAGGTTACATGCAAGATTGTTGTGGATATTTTTCTATCACTGTAGCGTTTATTCAAAATTTGCCAAATTCTTTAAGTAATAATATAGATGTGGCATTATTGGCTAAATTTATTGATAAGGGAAATAAAAAAATAATGGATGATGTAGAATGTATTATTAAGTTCAGAACTGCTGAAAAAAAACAAACATTAATACGATTATTTTTCCCAAAAATCAACTGTTTTTTAGAGATATTTATAGTTTTTGTTTTGTTTTTATTGATACCTGTATTATTAAATTACTTAATTGATAATCCAAACAAAAAAATGTATTATGTCTATGCTTATATATTATGGGCATTGCCCGCTCTACTAACTTATATTGATAAAGCTGACCCAGCAGTAAAACATAAATCTGATTTTATGGAAAATGCTATTAGAGTATGGGCAATTTTATTTGCATTGTTTTGTGTTAATATAATTGTTGGGCTAAAAATTATTTATGATTGATAAAAATAAAACCGCTAAACTGATTGAAAACGAGAAGCCCGAATGGCTCATGCCGTTTTCAACAGATAGCGGTTTTTATTATAGGCTCAATCTCCTAGCAGCGATTCCACTAGCAAAGGAGCCTTATAATATCGAGTTTATTTTTAGTTGCTTTCACAATTATATCACAATTATAAACTATATGCTATAATTATAAAAGGTATTTACTATCGTGGAAAGAAGTGCTGTATATGTTTGTTTTTTTGAAAAATAAAATATGTTCGTTATGTTCTTTTTGTTCTAATAATAAGATATCTATAACTACTGTATTAACTATATTCATTGTTGTGATTTTATATTATTGTTCCGCATCTTATAAAATTCTGAAAGAAAACACCGATTTCTTTTCATCTTTAGGATCCATAGCAACAGGTATTTCGCTTATTTTCGTTGCAGTACAGGTTTATTATATAAAGTTAGAAAATGAAACTAGAAACAAACAACTTGCACAGGAAAATGCTTTTGAAATGGCTAAGTTTTATGGGAACGAAATATTACCTTTATTAACGGCTTCAAGTGAGTATCTTGAATTTACTGGAACTTTAAAATTAATGAACAAAATTAAGAATTTTGATATAAAGGATTTTGACGTAAATGAGTTGCAAATGATATTCACTTTAGAAGAAATTACAATGATAGCTGATAGCTTAAATAAAAAAATTGATTTAAGTAATTCTGTAGAATGTTTGGCGTTGGGATACCAGCGATCAAAAATTAAATATTATTTACCGTTTCATGAGTTGTGTAATCATACAAATAATATTATTCCAGCCCAGATATTAAATGATATATGTTCTTCTGATATTAGGATTGATGTATTACGTATGATCAATGAGTCTTTAAACAAGTTAGAATATTTTTGTATGTATTTCAATAACAATTTAGCTGGTAGTGACTATGTTTATAATTCCTTGCACCAGACTTTTTTAATGAATGTAAAAAATCTATATTTCTTTATCGTTTACAGAAATATAGATCCTGCTCAAAAATATTATACTGAAATAGCAAAATTATATAATACATGGTATAGTAAAGAAACTGCTTTTCGCCAAAAGAATAATTGCTAAAATAAATAAGAGAGCATGATATGCTCTCTTATTTATTTTCTTTGTTATTATCTTTTTGCTCTTTTTTAGGGGTATTATCTTTTTTTACTAATAACTCGGCATCGAATTTAAATGGATCGTTACCATTTCGTTCTAAAATTCCGCAGGATTCGCTCCACACATATACCACCTCCGCCTATTTGCTATATAATAAAACCAGTAAATTCAATTATCTTTACTATTATAGTACTAGAACTATAATAGTTTGTCAATTTTAGTTTAGTTATTTAATCTTATTTCAAAGAAGAAAGAAAAATAAAAAGTTTCCGACAAAATGCCCTTTAACAAGAGTTAAAATAGTAATGTAAGGTTATTGGATTTGAGAGCAGAGGCGATGTAAAAAAAATTAAAAATGTATCCGACAAAACCACTATAAAAATGAGTTAAAATAGTATCATAAGTTAGTTAGAATTTAATAGAAAGCGCTTACTTCGGTAGGCGCTTTTTTATTTGGAAGGAGAGAGATTTATGGAAAATTTAGTACAAATCATTGGAAGGCAGGTAGTTGTTTCCAGCCGGCAGGTAGCAGAGCATTTTGGTAAACGTCATTCTGATGTAATTAAAGCTGTTGAAAAACATATCTTGGATCTGCAGGAAACCGGCGTAAAAGTTCGTTGGTTTGACGAACACCAGTATATTGACGCAAAAGGTGAGCATAGAAAAGAATATCTGATGACACGTGATGGATTTTCTTTATTAGTTATGAGCTTTAATAATACTAGAGATGTTTTGCAATGGAAGCTAAAATATATTGCTGCTTTTAATAAAATGGAAGAATTGTTAAAAGAGCAGGAAATTATTCCAAAAGATTTACCAGCGGCTCTTAGGATGGCTGCTGAAATAGCAGAAAAAGCACAAGCTCTGCAAATTGAAAATACCCAGCAAAAACAGATTATCAATGAAATGCAGCCTAAAGCAAGCTATTACGATCTCATCTTACAAAATAATACTTTGATGTCGGTAACACAGATTGCCAAAGACTATGGTATGAGCGCAAAGAAAATGAATAGCCTGTTGCACGATTTGGGAGTTCAGTATAAAAAAGGCGGGATATGGTTCTTGTATGAAAAATATCAGTGCTACGGTTATACCCAAAGCAAGACTTTTTCTACTGCTGATGGCGAAAATAGATTCCATACTTACTGGACGCAGAAGGGACGCCTGTTTATTTACCACCTGTTAAAGGGAAAAGGCGTGCTTCCTATTATAGAACAGGAGAGAGATTATGATAGGCAATAGCGAAAATAGGATTATCTATAATGGTAACGGTGTAGCGACAGAGTTTGGCTATTCTTTTAAGATATTGGAAAAGACCGATATTAATGTAGTACTTGTCGATCCTGATTTAAATGAAACTGCTCTAACAAAAGACTATTTCGTTGATATGGAAAAGTCAGTTGTTTTCTATCCGGGGTATTCGCCAGGAGCAGAACCACCAGAAGCAGAGCGACCTCCAGTATTACCAGAAGGCTGGCAGCTTGTCTTATATCGTGAGGTTCCCATAACGCAGGAATCTCAATTAGATACACATTGGCCGTTTAATGTTATTGAGGCAGCATTAGATAAACTGACAATAATTTGTCAGCAATTATGGGATGGTGCAATAAGAGCAATTCGTTTATCAGATTCAGCTCCTACAGATATTTCCACAGTGTTACCACGACCTATGCCAAACGAAGGATTTTATTGGGACGAAACTGGTAAAAAACTTGTTTCCGGACCTAATCCTAAATTTGCTATGGAGCAGGCACAAGCGAGCGCTGAATCTGCAAAGAAGTCTGAAACAGCTGCTGCAGAAAGTGCTGGATCTGCTAAGGAAGATGCAGAAAAAGCAGAAGACGCAGCAGAGCGTGCAGAAGATATTTTACTTCGTTTTGAAAGCGGAACTATTACAAAAGAGTTTACGGCATCAGATAGCAGATGGACTGAAAGTAATGGCATGTGGCGTCTTACTATGGCAATGGGTAACAGTAGACTTATTGGCGTCTATAAGGAAGTCAAAAAGCCGCAGTATGAAATGGTACTTACCGGCGTATATATGGACGCTGTAAATGTAATCATTGAAGTCCCTGAAAGGTTTGCAGGCATCGTTATACTGGCGTCGCTGACTAAGAAAACCGGTGACAAAGTATATATCAAAAATTTTACTGAAGAAGATTTTGCAGAGGTTGGCAGTGATTATGTACTGACCATATCTGCCGAGGAACACCAGGCAGGGAGCAGTCCTATCATCGTCAGCTTAACAAAGACCATTGATGGTGTTAGCTATCCTTATTATGCTAATACCGGCGTAGATAATAACGGTAACGTTGTTATAAATGCAAGCGAAACGTTCGCAGGGAAAATAATTTTGGATGGAGGTTATTTACAATGACTGTAGAAAAAATTGGAACTGGAACGCAGCGTGAAAGAGATGCTGCGATAAACGCTAATTTTGAAGCGTTGGATACCGGCAAACTCGGAAAAACAGAAACTGCTGCTGACAGTAGTAAATTAGGTGGAGTAGCTGCTGCCAATTATGCAACTACTACTGCTATGAACAGTGCTATTGAAGCGGCAAAGACTGCAGTAAAAGATGAACTGATTGATGGTGCTCCTGCTACTTATGATACGCTAAAAGAAATTGCGGATTACATTGCAGAAGATAAAACTGGTGCAGCAGCTATGAATGAAGCTATAGCAAACAAACTTGGAAAGACAGAAACTGCGGCAGCGGCTGCTAAGTTGACTACTTCTTCTGCTGGCTCAGCAACACAGCCGGTATTCTTTTCTAATGGCGTTCCTGTCGCTACGACATATTCTCTTAATAAAACAGTACCGGCTAACGCATTATTTACCGATACTACTTATTCTGTAGCTACCACTACCGCAAACGGCTTAATGGCTTCTGCAGATAAAACCAAGTTAGACGGCATTGCAGCTGGCGCAAATAACTACACACTTCCTACTGCTACGGCAAGCGTGTTGGGCGGTGTTAAAGTAGGTTCTAACATTACGAATACAGCCGGCACAATTAGTTTAACTAAAGCTAATGTTACGACGGCGTTAGGTTACACTCCACCTTCTTCCGCTACTACAGTAACCAAAACTGAATTTACAGCAAGCAGTGCTAACTGGGGAACATTATCAGACGGCTATTATCCATTTACTTTAGCGGCGTCAGGAAAACACTTCCTCGGCATGTACAGAACTAACGGCAGTACATATGAGAGTGTTATGGTTGATGCCGTTGAAAGCGACAGCAATATTATAATTCAAAGTACGGAAAAGTTTGCCGGCTTTATTCTGACGATTTGAGGTGAGGAAAAATGGGACTTGAGGGATTAGTAACAGTTGAAAAAATAAGAGATGCAATCAATGCATCACTATCAGGTCTGAGTAACTCTAATGCAACGATTACTATAACAAAGAATGATGGTACAACTAGTACTATTACCATTAACAATGTAGCTAATGCGACTACTGCAACAAAACTCGGAAGCAGCACTGTAGGCAGTGGCGTAAAGGCAATTTATCTTAATGCAGGTACGGCAACTGCAAGTAATAGTTCTGTAGGGAACAGCAACACGCCGGTGTATCTGAATAACGGAACTTTTACAGCTTGTAGCTCAAGCATAGGTTCTGGTTGGACTGTTTCAAAAGGGGCGGCAGGTTGGGCACGAGAAAATACCACTGGCTTCACCATCCAGTGGGGCGATACAACTACCTTTCCTCGCACTTTTACAACAGCGTTTCAGGTTGTAATGCAAACTAATAACAATAAAGGTGAACAATTATATAAGAACCAAGTAACTGTAACATCTATCTCTAAAAATGGTTTCACCATTGGGTCACCAGGACAAGGACAAAGGTATGTAGCGTTTGGCATAAGTTAAGTCAAGCCACAAGCATAAAGCCTACAAGGCTGTGAACCGCTCCAGCGATCATCATTGTAACCATTACATAGGCAAAAACTAATACTGGTATTACTAACACTTGTAACAAATGTTTCGCAGTTGCTGGACGCTATAACATTTGCATAATACAAAGTTGAAAAACTTCTAGGATAAGTAATGCTTCTATATGTAGCATCAGTATTCCCTACCCACCACTGGATGGTGAAGCCAGTGGTATTTTCTATGAAAAGGAGAACTATATGACTTACTTAATTAAATTCGATGAAACCGGTAGACGTGGGGAAACCTATGTCGCCGAAGAAAAAACACAGGAAGAAATTACAGAACTGCTTGAAAAAGGTTTTGTACAAATTCCAGAAGAAGATTATCAGCTTATTGTCGGTAATATTGATGGTCATGAGTATATACGTAAATCTGATGGAAGTTATAGTATATATGAACCTCCTACGCCTGACTTAGAAGAACTGAAGGCAAATAAACTGGCAGAGGTAGACGCTTGGACAGAAGGAAAAATCACCGGCGGGTTTACATCTGAATGTAGCGGAGAGCTGGTCAGATATGACAGCGATAAAGATACACAACTTACAATGCAGGGTATAGCCTTGAACGTAAATACAGATCGCTTTGCTGTAGAATATCCTACAGGCTGCCCTGTGCGTGGTTACGCAGATAGAAGTGCTGTCAAAACGATCTTCTATCTTACGCCGGAACAGGTGTTCGAGTGGTGCGCTGATTTATCTACCCATATAGGTACGTGTAAGCAGGCAGGTTGGAATAAACAGGCTGAAGTAAATGCAGCTCAAAGCAAAGAGGAATTGGATGCGATTATTTTAGATTAGGCGGTGCAAAGATGGTAGAAACAGTAATGGCCGCAATAACAATTTTTAGTTTTTTATTTGGTATCGCTGGCTTTGTGTTTAAGATATGGATAATTTCTCCGTTGTCAACGGCAATAGAAAATTTGCAGAAAACTGTTGATGCTTTGTTAAATACAATAAAAGAAGAGCAGACCAAAGCTACAAATATGCAGATTGAGATTGCAAAAGTAGATCAGAGGGCAAGATCTGCACATAACAGGATTGATGAAGTTGGTGAACGGTTACTGCTGATTGAAAACAAATGTAATAACTGTGCATGTAAGGATAAGTGATATTCATGTTTGAGAAAATAAAAAACTTAATAGTCAGTGCTAGAAATAAAGTAGCCTCAATGTCGCCAAAAATAATGGCGGTCATTGTAGGCTATTTTATTGCAGTAGTTTTGCTGATTTTTACTTATTATGCAGCTTGGCTTTACATGTGGCTGTGGTTAGACAAGATTGTTATGAGTGACTTACTGGCACTGATACGAGAAGTTACCAGTCCAGCTATGGTTGCATTTATGACATTCATAGCTACGAGTTTGGTAGACAAAGACGGGGACGGTGTACCTGATCCGTTTGAAAAGGAGATTGAGAGCAATGGTGACAAAAAGAATCACTTTAGATGAGCTGCGGCAGTTAGCTAAAAGAGCTAGAGGTAATATTGATAAAATCTATCTACACTGGTCAGCTGGTAATTATCACCAGTTTTTTAGTGACTATCACCTAAACATTGACAGCGACGGCGCCATTATGGCGACAACAGATGATTTGACAGAATATAAAGCTCATACATGGCGGCGCAATTCTAGAGCTATTGGGATTGCTTTAGCGTGTTGCGCCGATGCGGTAGCTTATGCTGATGGTCGTGTCGATTTCGGAAACGTGCCGCCGACAGAACTGCAGATAGATAGCATGGCAAAAGTTGTAGCTGTATTGTGCGAGGAGCTTGGATTGGACATCAATGCCGATACCGTAATGACGCATGCAGAAGCAGCAGACTTAGACGACTATGGACCAGCGACAACCTTTGAGCGTTGGGATTTATGGAAATTACCAGATGTGCCAGGCGACGGAGAACTGAAGCCGGGCGGTGATGTTATTCGTGGCAAGGCTATCTGGTGGCATCATAACTGGTAAAGATTTTATAAGGAGGTGACTAACATGGAAAAAGTAAAAGAATATTTGGCGAACAAAGTTTTCTGGACTGGTATGATCATCGGCTTTGCTTTGGGAGCTATGCATAGCTGGTTTGGTCTGTAATCTCAAAATAACTTTGCTCATATTTAGCCTGTGCGCCGATAAAGAACTGTTGCAAAAGAAAATAGTAAGGCGACCATCTAAAACGGCGCACGTGGCTAATATGACTGTAAAAACAGGAAAATAATATACATGGAGTGAAAATCGTGTATGAAAAAATATATAATCATCGGTATTGGATTATTGTGGTCATTATTATTGCTTGTATCGCTGCCTGCTGTATGTTCTGCGGAGGAACTTCCGGAGACAATAACGATGTCTCGGGAACAGTTCAACGAATTGCAGACGATAATAAACAGACAGGAGAATCTATTGACCGAGCTGTCGAACATGTCGGCAGTGCAGGAGATGAACTCAAGCGAGCTGAAGAAGCTAATCGAAGAGCAGCGTTTATCCTATCAGAAAATCAAAAGCGAGCTAACGAGTGCACAGGAATCATTATTGAACTCCAAAAAAACAATAGCAGAGCAAAACAAATCCTTGCAGACGTTGAGCGAGCAAATAAAGAAAGAACAATCCAAAAGTGAGCTTAAGCAAAAACAAAAGCTTGGATGGGGATTTATCGGAGGGGCATTAGTTGGAACAATAGCAGCGAGCAGGTGATTAT